GAAAGTAGCTTGAGTTGCACTGCTGCCATCCGATAATCCAGTAATTTCCAGATTTGCACTATCATCATCATTAAAAATACAACTGTCATCGACAGAAAAACCAGTAGTTGCTGCTGATGCTGCACCCATTAATAAATTATTTTGAAAAACCATTAGCCGTATTCCTGTGATAAAATTGCCTGAATATTGTCTCCAGCACTATCGCTGGATATTGATGCAACAATATAATCTAGTCTATCTACTGCACCATTAGATGTAGAGAATGTAGGATCAGTTCCTGCCGGGAATTTCCAGCAAGCATTCCATGATAACGTACCACTCCCTCCTGACTGTACAAAGAAAATACTTCCTGTTTGTCCTTTTCTACAATTTGTCGGTTGTGCCATTGTATGTGCTGCTGTAACTGTAGTCAGAAAATTCTGTGCTGATCCAAAATTAAGAGATACACTGGCAATACCATCTATTGCTGTTGCATGTACAGAGGCTGCTGCTGACTGTGATAAAGCTATCTGCCCTATAAAAGCTGCATTTCCTGATACTGTAGCTGTTCCTGCAACATAAAGATTTCCTCCTATAGTAGCATTACCTACCGATATATTACCTGATATAGGTATTCCGGTTATATTGGAACCATCTCCAAAGAAAGCACTGGCACATACTTTGCTACTTACATGTACATCTCCCTTGACAGTTACATTACCTCCCAGACATACGTTTCCTAGTACATCAAGTGTACCTCCTATGGTAGTATTACCGCTTACTCGTACTGTTCCTAAAAAGCCAGCATTACCAGATACAGTAGCAGTATCTGACATTACTACGGCAGCTTCTAATGAGGTAGCTCCGCTTACTCTAACAGTACCTAAAAATCCTGAATTACCTGAGACTGTAGCTGTACCACCAACTGCCAGATTACCTGTCATGGTAGTATTACCAACAATAGTAACAGTTCCACCTACATATAGATTAGTTCCTATAGATACATCACCGCTTACTGAAACATCTCCATCAAAGTTAGCATTACCTGTAATTTGTGCTGTACCTCCTACAGATAAATTACTAGTGATATCCAGAGTAGAACCAAGACTAGTTGCTCCACTTACTCTTAATGTTCCTAGAAATCCAGAGTTACCTGATACAGTTGCTGTACCTCCTACAGCTAAATTACCTGTCATTGTAGTATTACCTACAATAGTGGCAGTACCTCCTACATAAAGATTACCACCTATGGTAGCATTATCTACTGATATATCTCCAGTAATAGCTACAGGAACATTGGTTAAATTTGCTCCATCTCCATAAAATGCACTGGCACAAACCTTACTGCTTACATGTACATCCCCTTTGATAGACACATTACCACCAAGAGATACATTACCACCTACATCTAGAGTGCCTCCAACTGAGGCATTAGTACTAACTCTTACAGCACCACCAACTCCTAAGTCTCCTGTCATAGTCGTATTGCCTACAATAGTAACAGTACCTCCAACATAGAGATTTGTTCCTATTGAGACATCTCCAGAGACAGAGACATCACCATCGAAGTTTGCATTGCCAGTTATCTGTGCTGTTCCACCAAGAGATACGTTGCCAGCTACATCAAGAGTAGAAGCAAGACTTGTAGCTCCACCTATTGTAACAGTTCCACCAAAGTTTGAATTACCAGAGACAGAGACATCATCCTTGAATGTTCCTATTCCTATAATTGTTACTGTAGATCCTAACTGTACAGCATCACTTACTGTAACTGTACCTACAACATTTACATTGCCGCTGACAGAAACATTATCCTGAAAAGTAGCTGCACCTACCACATTTAAAGGTCCAGAAACAGATACACTTCCACCCACATGGATATAACCCGATACTGAAATATTTGTAGCAATTCCTAATTCGGCTTCTACATTTGTTAAGTTAGATCCATCTCCATAATAATAAGCAGCCGTTACATTTCCTACAACATTAAGATTACCACTAACTGATACTGCATCTCTAAACTTAGCAATACCTCCTATACATGCAGAAGTAGCTACATCAAGTCTTCCGCTTACCGATACATCATTTTTAAATTCTGTCTTTGCACTGAATGTACCAGTACCTGTTACAGCTAATGTCCCACCTACTGAAGCATTGGTAGCTACATCCAGATCCCCACTAACTGAAACATCTCCTTCAAATACAGCTTTGCCAACTACCGTTACTGTAGAGCCTAATTGAGCAGCCCCAGTAATAATAGCTGTACCTCCTACAGAAACATTACTTGCTGTATCTATATTACCGGATACAGAAGTAGCTCCTTTAATAACTACATTCCCACCAAAATTTCCTGTATTAGCTACAGTAATACTGCTGACTGAAATATCTCCACCAACAGAAGCCGTAATACCAGTAAGATTAGAACCATCTCCAAAATAAGCAGAAGCACAAACTGTATCACTTATTTGTAAATCTCCACTTACACTGGCATTTCCATGTACTCCTAAATTACCAGAAACAATAACTCCTCCTGTACCTATATTTAAAGCACTGGCTGTTCCATCACCTGATTGAATATTAGTAATAGAAGCTTTTACTCCAGTATTAGTAGTACTGGCATTAACCTGAAGTAACTGCTTATAAGTTCCTGATATTAGTTTACCTGTTAAATCTGTCATATTGCATCCCAAGCTTTATCAGCATCATCCCATTGAGTTGTATGCCTTGTTTCTACTAAAGTTGTAGGATTTACTGTTATCCATGTAGCAGTCTCATCCCATGTTATTCCCCTGCCTTCTGTATCAGGTCTAGGATTTCTAATAGCAGGATTATCTTTTACATTCGGTACTTTATTCTGAGGATGATTCTTTAAATCATATTGTCCTTCAAAATCCTGTGGACATACTAATAATCCATAACTATTTAAACTCATTACCCTATGTGGATAAACAAATCCACAAATATCACACTTAGCTAGGGCATTTCTTTGTGTAGCCATCTAATTATAAAATGTCAGTCTGGGCAAGAGATAGATACTGGCTCTTTCTCTATCTTCTTCCATTGCCCTTCCCAATATTTCTTCATAGTTTGCTTTTAACATTGCAATTTTTGTATCTGGTATTAATGGTCTTTTCATAGAAAGATAATAAGCCAGACCGCATGTAAGAGCCGGTAAAAATCTTTTAGGTATATCTGCATTCTGATCAGCAGACTTATTCGTATCCTCTAATTCCTTAACTATTTCTATTTTTAAAATGTCTGTAGAGTTTTCCGGTATAGGCCATACTGACATTACTGAATTATCTCTTCCCCGTCTTACACTGTATTGATTAGGCTTGCCTGTTTGAGTCTTGGCAGGAATAATAAGATACTCTTCAGGAGTAATACGAGTTAACTTTATATCTGTATTATCCCGGCTAATAACTACTTCTAGAGCATTAATTGTACTGCTTGCCAGATCATATGCAGTTGTATCAGCAACTACTGTAACAGCCGTAGTACTGGTAGACCAGAGGAGAATGCCTCTATTCTGCCAATCCTTAAGCATAAGATTTATGGAACGTCTGGCTGTGGCTGGAGTATGTCCAAGCGTATCCTCACCACCAATCATTTCGGTAGCTTCTTGAATTACCTCATCTATGTCCAGATTAAAGTTATATGTGCCAGATACTGCCATATTATGTACTCAAGTACCAATTTCTTTAATTCGTTTTGATGCTCCTTCTATATAAGAAGAAAACATATTAGATAAAATAAAAGGAAATATTCCATGTATTAATAATCCTATCATTACCAACATTCCTCTAATACTTTCAAACCATGTAAATCTGAAATGCCTAATGTAATTTAATTTTACATCTTTTAAATGTTTTAAATCAAGCATATTGCCTCCTCTTCTTTTTACGTACTACTTTTTTCTTCTTTTTCTCAGCATATTTTTTAGCGGCAGCTATGCCCTTCTTTGTATACGCAAAGTGTTTTTTACCCACTCTAGGCATGACTCCTCCTTTATCTTGCTTCCATAGGTATTCTTAAACTTCAGGTGTAAATAATTACACTGATCTTCCCAATACTTATCAAAGGTATCATAGTCTTCTTTATTAACTTTAGGAATACTATGATCTATTTTAGTATAGTCATCAAACTTTTCTTTAATCATATAATGAACGCATTTCTGCTGAAGAAAGTAAACCTATTTGACCTCCACCGGCACGCTTAACAATACCGCCTTTCCTGGCATATCGTCTGCGTTTTGCTTCAGACATAACACCAGCCCTAGCCATCTCTGCTGGAGAAAGACCTACTCTGCTCATACGGCCTCCTGCTTGTTTTTTAACAACTCCACCAGATTTTTTCTTAGCCATTTTAGCCATAGCTGATTTAGACATTCCCTGATAGACTGATTTGCGTC